CCGGCAAATTCGCCGGGGTTGGAACACTTCGGACACTTCACCATCCCCCCAGTCCGGGGGTTCACCAAGCCGTCGTTGCTGTTCATGTCCCGCATGATACCCATGTGGCAATATGCCTCCCGGTCGATGTCCTGGTGGTTGCAGTTGGACTTGTAACCAGTCCACACCGGGTAACCCGCGTACATCTTGTGGTGCCGCGCAAATACGACATCTTTCAACAAGTGATCAAGTTCGCCCAGTTGAATCGACACGGGGCTGCGGCGTTCAAATCCGTCACCATTCAGGGACGTTTGCCAAAAGTGCTGGACCGGACAATATCCGAGGTCGTGTTCGTTGGCGGTGATGACATCCCCCACCATGCCGGTCTTGGCATCTAAGGAATAAACCGCGTACTCATCAACGTCATAAACGGCGAGGGTCCGCTTTTCATCATCACCATAAAAGGCGACCCAGTTGAATACGCCATCAACTTCATCGAAGTCAACGACACGATCAACCGGAAGAAAATAGTAGTAAGGCTCCGGCCGTTCGGTCACCTGTTCCGCCGGAAGGTCCACAACGATCAACGAATTAAACGCCGTCCGCATCGCCTGGGCGCTTTGCTTCAAGGCGGAAAATATCTCGTCGGTCAGGGAAACGGTCGGGACGGGGACACGAAGCAAAGCGCAGAACTTTCTGAACTTGGCCTCGGTCGGCAAGATGGAAGCGATAAAATCAAGAAAAGACCCCGGCACCTTGTGGTGTGGAGTCTGTATCACATCAACGCGGGTGTGAAGCCCGACGCGGCGCTGGTGTTCAGCTGCCCGCTTGATCTTCGTCCGGTTCTTCCCCCCGGACACGATCTCCTTGATTTGTTGCGGCGTTCTTGGCATCGTCTGTTTTGGCTTCCGTTGATTTGGATGAACGCGCCCGCGTCTTGGCTTTCAATTTCCAGCCCCCGTTGTTCCGCATCGAAATGATGCGACGGGCGTGGTCTTCGTCCAAGACGCGGTCGGCGTACATCGGGTGAACTATCGTAAGTTTCACTAAGCGACGGGGTTGGCCAGGTCCGCGAAGGCGTTGAAGTCAGCGGGCTTGACGATGATGAACTTATCGGACCAGTCCTCGAGGTAGGTCCAGTTGACGGGGTTGTAGTCAACGCCTTCCAAACCGCCGAACACCTTATCACCGACGCGGAAACCGTAGGCCGGGATCGGGTAGTATTCGGTAGGGTTGGCGGGGTCGTCACAAAGACAGCCGATGTTGCCGCTTTTGTCGATGAGGTAGTGTCCCATCTTTTCGCACGTCCACCCCTTCAGTTGCGCGATGGTGTCCTGCTTTTGTTGCAAGAACTTACCGGACCAAGGTGAAGGCTCGGAACCAAGGGGGATCGGGATCCCGCCCAGGGTCAGGTTACCACCACCGTATTCACGGGCGGCACCGGCTTCGTTTTCCGGTTCTTGGATGAGGGGGGTCATGACGATTTTGGAACCATCGGCAGCGGCCAGGAGCGGAGTCCAAGATGCCAATGCGGTGATCGGCGTGGCGGCTACAAATTTATTTTTGGTTCCGTCGGCCTGTTGTAGCCGTTGCCCGGCGATTTTGGCCAGTTGATCCATCTGCTCGATGCAGTCGTGAATCGTTACGTCATTGAGGGCCGCGCTTGGCGGACAGTCGCAAATTCTACCCATTGTCTAGGATAATTTTCGCGGCCTTGCCTTTCGAGCCACTGTTTATGATGATTGCAAATATAACAACGAATTAGGGAATTTATTGGACGGGTCATAATTCTAGTTGTAAACCCCGGCCTGTTGACGGTCGAAATGATGATAACAAGCGTACCCCGTCAGGTCAATATATTCATCATGTGCGGCCTTTGGATATCCGCACATTTGGGACAGATACCGCTCGTTCCAAGTCCCCCGAACCAGCACAACCTTACCCGCGTGAATCTTCGGCGCGGCCACCGTTGCCCGTCCCTCCTTGCCGGACGCGACCATTCGGCCCTTGATTTCGACCGGGGAAAGTGTCCGGCTTTTTGCTTTCATCAGTTGCCTCATCGACTTACCGGATGCCTTCGGCTCGTACCTGACGCGGGACCGGGGGCCGAGTCCGTGTAGCTTGGCAATTTCAACGGTTCGGTCAAGGCATTCGGTAATTTCCATATAAGCATCGGTGGCCAGCGCGATGTATAGCGTGTTGGTCATAGGCGAATAACCAGCCACCAGGAACCCGGTCGGGTCGTTCTTCGTGTTTTCGGTGTAGGCACCATCTACCCACAAATCCCACACCACCGACGCGGGGACTTCTTTGGCTTCGCAAAATTGGAACCATGCCCGCTTGATTTTATTACCCTCGGGCGATGTCGGGTTTTGCTGTTGTAGGCTTTCAAACATCGACGCATCCAACCGGCGGAAGGCTTCCAACTTGGCGAGGTTGTGTTTGACCGGCCACAACGCCTCGCCCGTCTCCCGGGGGTCGTCCGGGTGGGTGTAGTGTGGCTCCTTGATGGCGGCAAACTTCACGACTTCCCACTCGTCCGGCTCCCGTTCCAACAACCGCCCGGCCAAGTCGTCTTCGTGCCATCGGGTCATAATGAGAATCACCTTGGAATCATTATGCAGACGGGTTTGGATGACCGACGTGTACCAATTCCAAATGACCTCCCGCGTCCGTGGGCTTTCCGCTTCGATGTAATCCTTGATCGGGTCGTCAATGATGGCCAGGTCTACCGAACGACCGGATAAGCCACCGCGAACACCTACGGACTTCACGCCGCCGTTTTGCTGGTTCTTGAATTCCTTGGTTTTACCCTTGATCGTGGTCCCGGGGAAGACGGCCTGAAAGTCTACCGTTTCCGCCATGTCCTTCACCCGACCGGCAAAGCTGTCGGCAAGGTCGGCCGAATAGGACGCGATGACCGTTTTCCACGTCGGGTACTTACCAAGACAGAACGCCGGGGTCATCACCGAGGCCAGTTCACTTTTACCGTGTTGCGGCGGAACGAACAGCATCATCTTCTTACGATTGGGATCGGCAAGGAATCCCTGGATGGTGTTCGCTATCGCTTCGTGGTGCCAGTTGGCCCGGTACTTTTTGTTGTTGTATTCGGCGAAGGCCAGGAGGTTACCCCGGTTCGCTTTTCGCCGTAGCTGTTCCCGCTTCAGTCGTAGCTTCCGACGTAGTACATCACTCCCCCGGTCCTTCCGTTCTACTTTCTCCGCCGCTTCCTTTCGCTGCATCTTGTTCGGTTTTTAATGTGGTGGACTGGTCCAAGCGTTCCAACTCTTCCACGATTTCCGCGTCCGTGAAGTCTTCCAATTCCTTCGCCTTTTCATCGTTGGACCAGGACATCAAGTTAATGGCTTGCGTCGGCCGTCCGTGAACACGATCCAACAACGCCTCGAGGGTAGTCATTCGACCAGCGGAAATATCTGACCGGATCGCGCTGGCCACCATGACCATCCAAGCCGGGGCGCGAACATCCCCCGCGATGTCCTTCAACTGTTTCAAAGTCATCTCGAGCATCCGGTTAATGAATTGGACCTTTTCCGCCAGCGGCACCGCTTCACGGATGTCGATATTCATCTCCGCGCAGAGATTGCGCAGGACGTTTCGCGGCCGTCCGTTTGGGTTGCCACTTTCCCCGGGCTTCCAAACCCAGGGCTCCAAATGATCCGCCCGCGTGTCCCTACTCTCCTCCGCCATCTGTCGCCTGTTTATCGCCTGTTAGTTCCGGCATCGTCCAAGACTGACCGGTGATGTCTTCCCCATTGCGGGTGATCGAATACGGGCGGGCCGTTTCTTCCATGTAGGCAACCCACCGGCAAACGATCACATCGCAATAGTTCGGGGACAATTCAACACCATAACAGTCCCGACCGTTTCGCTCGGCTGACATCAGCGTTGTCCCGGATCCAAGGAACGGGTCTAACACCGTCCCACCAGGCGGACACGACGAAAGTATTATCCGATCCATCAAAGCCATCGGCTTCGGGCTGGCGTGGCCATGTCGTTCGTCACCGATGGGAGCGGTGAAGTGCCACACGTCGTTCATGTTGTCGTGGGTGTTGTTGAAGTACCCCCGGGTGCCATAGAATTCGTGTTTGATGCGGTCGTGTTCCGTCTTGATCGATTGGTATTCACGACCGAAGGCGGCGGTGTCCTTATCGAAGGCACCCGACCCGGCGGCGGCTTCGCGGAGGGCTTTGTAATGCTTCGCGGGAATGGGGACAAATTGGGACTTGGTGAACCAATGGGAATACATTCCGACCCCGGTGATTTCCTTGATCTCTTTCGGACCCCATCCAAGTTTGTCGGCTTGCGCTTTCAAATAGGACCGCACCGGCTCCCAGCCTTCGTAATAGTTGTCGGCGTTGTTGTTGAATCCTTGGACCCCCATCATAAAAAACAACAGGTGCTCGGTGGCGCGGGCGAATGATCGGGTGTGTTCGCTGTTCTGTCCCTGGCCTACGCCTTTATCCCATGTGATCCAATTCCGAAACGTGGCCTGGTCGTGTTCCCGTAGTGGTTTGAAGATGTCCTGGTAAAAATCCATAAGCGGCTCCTCGTAGCCGAATACGTAGACGGAGCCGACATCCGACAACCTTGGACCAGCCAGGCCAAACCAGTCGCGGTTGAATTGCAAGAGGTCGTCTTGGTTTTGGTTGTCGTTCAGGATGCCTTCGCGTTCTTTCTTTGCCCCGTATGGCGGGTCCGTGGCAAGGAGGTCGATTTCGTCGATGTCCCCGAGTAGATTGTGGAAGACACCAGCGCAAACGCTATCCCCACAAATCAAGCGGTGGCCATTCAGGTGATACACGTCTCCTTCCTTGGTGATCGCTTCCGCCTTGACTTCGGGCGCGACGCTTTCCGCCTTCGGCGCGTTGTCATCCGGCCAGTCGAGCGCGATGTCCCATCCTTCCAAATCTATCGGGTCGAAGTCTTTGACCAGGTTAGCCCCGTTCCAGTTGAGGTTCATCGCAGCCGTGGCGTTATCGGCCAGCGCCCCCACTTTGAAGCGCGGGTCTTCCGGTCCTTCGATGTCATCCCTGACCACCACCACGTACTCGTCGCCCTTGGTGTGAACGTATCGGATCGGCGCGTCGCGGGCTTCCGCCTCTTGGAGGGATTTGTTCCCGGCAATCATCGTCCCGTCAGCGGCGGCAACACCGGAGCGCAAGTAGCCGACTTCATCCATCGTTTCGCCAATCTTGGCGTTTCCTTTGGCGGTCCCGGCGTTGTAGTTGTTGGGGTCTTGCTTGAGTTTGGGGTCGGTCTTTTTAGTCTTAGCCATCGTGGTCTAGTTTGGGTTTCCGTGGTGAATCTTTTGAACGATGCCGATTTTCTTGGTGAAGTTGAAGAACTCCGGACGGGCTACCAACGGCGGGCGGGCGCTGGTCCACATCACACACTTCGAATCGGCTCGAATCATTACCGTCGGATCGACCTCTTTGGCATATTCCGTAATCATTTGAAAAGCCTGACGCGCTTGGACTGTTCCCCGTGGAACCATCACCAGGACAGTCCACTCCTTCGTGTCCGTCGTTTTCTTGATGAGGTCTTGGTCGTCCGGTCTTAATTTAGTGCCGTCAGCAAAGTCGAATTTGTTACCGAACAAGTCGGTTAAGGTGGCGAGGGCCATGTGATAGAATTGAAATGGTTAAACGTTCAACCCCGGGTAATCTTCCCGGAGTTCTTGGTCGTGTTGGCCTTCGATGAACATCCGGCGGATGCCGATTAAGCGGCTCAATTTGTAAGGGGAAAGGGTGACAGCGTTGGATTGGTTTCCACCAAACACCCACACGTCGCCGTTGGCTTCGTCGATCCGGGCCAATACCGCAACGTGGCCACCGCCGCCCCGGGTGAAGATGGCCACGTCACCTGCCAAGGCTTCGTCAACCTTTACCGGCCGTCCGCTTTTGAGCCAGGACTTCGCCAAGGCCGTCGGCCCTTTATTGGTTTCGGGGTCGATGATAATGCAAGCGTCAAGACCGACGAGTTGCATGAATATCGAACACCATGCAATCTCGCCATCATCGGAAGCCCAACGGAACACCCCCCGGTTATAACTTCGGATCATCCGGAGAATCCATTCATTAGACTTCGGCCCCGCCACTTCGCGGTTACCGGCGTACTTCAAAACGTGAAAACAAAGCGCTTCGTTGGCGGCTTCCAAGCCGTTGAACTGGTCAGACATCAGCGGTAATTATTTGAAGACAGTCGTCGCAAAAGTGGACGATGTCGGGTTTGTCATAACGGGCGGCGGCGTGAACATATTCCGACGTTGACCGCGCCCAATTGGTATCGCATCCATTGCACCGCGCCTTGCAGTTCCGGCCGCGCACGACCTGTTGAATAAATTCGGGTACGGTCCGGAGGTTGCGTTGAATCTTGGCGGGGTTGATGGGAAGGTCTTCGGGCTTCATCGGGAAGGGAAGAACTTGACGATGATGGTGATGACGTGGCTAATGTCAGACAACAACCGGCCAATGTTTCGGACCAGCGGGCGCGGGTAAGCATCGCGGAACGACCGCCGCCATTTGCGCGTTGTCCTCCGGTCGAGCGTTTCCCAATCGGGTCCGGTAGGACGCTCCCTTTTGTAGTATTCTTGCCAGTTCTTCGGTGGCTCGAGGTCTTTACTTTGTCGATCTTCCATGCCCAAAGATAAAGAAGCCGCGCCAGTCACCCGGCGCGGCCCAAATCATAATCCCTATAAACATATACGGGAAGGGCTTAAGATGGCCAGCCGATGCGACTCGACTGACCGGATTAACACCTAAAAACCCAAATTCTTGAAGTGGCGGGGGAGTACACCCTACTCAACCCCGCAGAATCTACTTCAAAGTTTGCGGGTGCAACCGCGATGCCTTCAACGTTTCCCCGGAGGGGGCGTGTAGTTCCCGTCCGGTTGGTTTTGATAATGCTGGCGACTGGATTGGTCGCCTTCGTTGAAGGCCATGAGCGCAAGGTAGGAATCGAACCTACACCGATAAAGCCGGAACCGCCTTGATCGTGGTGAGACATTAACACCAGGCGAACTCTACCGCAAACCCCCGAACGGGATGACTCGCGCAAGATACCGGGACGAACCCGGCACAAACAAACAATCATAATCTCATGAAAAAAAGACGACCTAAAAAATAATCTTTGATGTCATGGGACTTTGATGGGATCAAATAAATCTATCTCTGTGTAAGATCAAACCCCGGCGTTCCGGGTATTTGCTTTCGTTTGACTTCGTGAAGATAGGGGGAATTTTAACGGGTGCCAAATCCGTCAGCTACATCGCGTCAACGATGGGGACCGGCGTATCATTCCACACCAGGCAAACGCCCCCCATCCGAAGGTGTTCGGCGTAAAGATTGCGGACCTTTTTCATGGTCAAATCCATGTCGGGGTATTGCGCTTTGTCGTTGGCTAGGATGCGGTCCCAGTCCTTGATGTCCTTCGGGATAATCCACTCGCCTATCGGTTCGCCTTCAAATTCCCGGTACATCCCGGACCCCGCCCGCTTGCCACACTTCGGGCAAGTGATGAACATGGGGGAGGTTCCTTCGTCTCGGTGTTCGGTCGGTAGCTTGTGGCCATCGACGCAGGTGTATTGGTTTCTAAGTAGTGCCATCGTTTCGAATTATTTATTGGTGTAGTAAGCGGCGGCGGCGCTTCGGATTTGTAGTTGCCGCTGGTGGGTGAGTTCGTCTGTTTCTGCCTGGTAAAGTTCCGCCGTCTTGCGAACCCCTTTCAGGGTTGGCCACCATTTTCCGGGACCACGATGAAGGTCGGAAACGAATCCGTCCCGCTTTAGTCCGGCGAGTGCATTTCTGACGACGGGAAGTTTCAGTCCCGTCCAGAGGACGATCAAGGTCACGTCATGACTTCGGGTGGTGGCCGCAAGGCTGGCCAGGATAACACGTTGCGCGTCGGTGATCATTCGTTTGGAAATTGTTCCCACAATTCACGCTCGGCGGTGATGTGTAGGATCATTGCGTAATTGGTGCCGGGCTTTACTGTCGCGTAGATGTCTTCGTGGTATCGTACCCGATGGTGCTTTTCCATTTCGGTAAAAAACTGGCGCAACTTGTAAGCGGACTCCCATCCGTTCTTTTCGTTCACGCCCAAACGGACAGTGACTCGTTCGGTGACTTCGGGGATTTGAATACCGCCGCCAAATTGCCTCCGGAATGGTTCTTGTTCGTAGTCGGTTTGTATGTGTTCAATTCCCGGAAGAAAGTCCCGGCGCTGAAGGGCTTGAAATATATCCGGCTTGTTCATCGGTTCGGTGTTATGACAACCCGAGTCGTCCGCTTGATGTGTGGATCGTCGTCATTGATAGTGAACGATTTGAATTGGTTCCCGGCTTCGTAAGCATCCGGGAAGATGAACCGTCGGCTGAAGGTGACGACGATATCTTCGTGCTTCATTTTTACCGGCCACCTACGAAGCCATGACGCGGGGAAGTGTTGGAGTTTAAAGTGGTCCCACCAGGTCGCGGGGTTTTCGGTGTGAACTTTGGCCTCTTCTTTTTTCACTTCGGCCAGCAGTTCACCTTTGACCCGTAGGACGTAGTTACGGAAAACGGTCCCGCCAATGACCGGTATTCCCGCAAATCCGTTGCGGCCTTGGTTTTCAAAAATCCATTTTTGTACCTGTTCGGGATTAAATTCTTGCTCAAATTCAAATTTCACGTTTTCCAGGACGACTTCGTTAATGGTTCTCGTCAAGTCTTCTCGGCTATGATAGTTGGACATTGTTAAAGATTTGTGATGTGATAGGATTCCGAGCGGGGTCAGTGGCCGATTTCCTTTTGCAAGGCTTCCCCCGGCCACCTTCCCTGAAAAACTCGGATTATTTTTTGCGGATGCGGATGGAGTCGTTAAGCGCATAGAAGCCCGCTAAGGCCATAACTCCTAGCGCCAAGTATGTCAACCCTCCCATTCTTCCATAATTTCACCAGGCGGGCGGCGCTGGCCACTCCAGCGGGATAACGCGACGGCCGCAAGGTGTAAGGTTTCAAATTTAAAGGAACGGCGGTCAGTTCCTTCGATGTCCCTGACGACAACGCCGGAGCCATCGTCTTCCCGGATCAGTCCGCAAAGACCATGAGCCGGGGCGTACCGAAGGATTTCATATTGATCGTGCCAATGCTTTCCGGTGTGGCCGGAATCCCATCCGAGGCTAATGTCATCGATGAAGCATTTGACCGCGTCGTCATTTCGGAAGTCTTCCCAGTCACCTTTGGGATGAAACACCACGTAGGGGTTCGCGCCGTAGGTCGTTTTGACCACCCCCATTTGTTCGTCGCGGGTGACCAATAGGCCGGGGCTGATAAATTGTTTCGTCAGTTCAATCATTTCGATTTTGATTTAAGTCGTTTTTTAAAGTCTTTCTCCCGCGCCTTTTTTTCGGCGGCGGCGATTCGGTCGGCCTTCATTCTCACGATGTCAGCAATCACATCGGAGACGGTTCGATATACGACGAGGGTGGCCGCGTCTCGGCTGTGTTCGTTGTTCCCGCGCTTGGCGGGGAATCCACACCAGTCTTCGAACTGGACTGCGGTGGACTTCGTGGCGTATGGGATAGCGCTAAGTTTGCGGAGCGTTTTGATCGTCTTCCCCTTGATGGTCGTCTCTTTGTAGGCTTTCTTCCGGGAAGATGGCGCGACTTCAAAAACAGGAACACCGCTGTCGTGTAGTTTCTTGATCAAGTATTTCCCGGCGGCTTGGTTTTCGCCAACATTGCGGCTACTTTTAAACTGGCTCCGGACGATGGTGGCCATGTCTTCAAAGTTCATCTTTCCCCGCATGACCTGGGTGATGGCCCACTTGCATTTTTGCCAAGCGTTGAAGCTGACGGAATCCAAGGCGGGGTTTTCTACGACGGCCACCGCACGGTTGAGGTCCGTCGATTCGCAGACCCACTTGATGACGCTGTCGAAGTCGGACGTGTACAGGGTCAGGTGTCCGGTCGCGGGGACGTACCTGGCCACCCCCATCGTTATCCAAGATGGATCGAAGCCAATCAAGATATCGCGGTCCGGTGTGTTTGAGTCTACCATAGTTGGGGAATTGGGTGGCCGAAATATAACCACATTAGGAAAAGGATGAAGCCCGCGCCGAGGTGTTGTTGTAGATCGTAGATGAACCAGGTGTAAGGGATGGCGAACAACAACGCGACGGCGACGAAGTATTCGGTCTTCCCGGATCCCACGAACGTCACACGGAACCACCGGCAGACGCTGTGGATTCGCTTTTCGTGTTTCCTAGCGTTCCGAAGACGAAGACAAGCGAAGGGGATGGGGATCAAGAAACCTGGGACCGATTCGTTTATTTCCTTCATCCGGCGGGGCATCTTATTCGTGATTCCGGTTTTGGATAGGAACAGCAGGGGGAAGTGGAGGCAGTTGTAAACCGTGTCCCGGCGGTTCAACAACTTCGCGGCCTGGCGGTCTTTCTTATTTAGCCAGCGGCCGAACTTGGTGGTCTTTCTCTTGCGGCGCTTCATATATCCAAGCGGGTTTGCGTGGCCTTCACTTTCTTGGCGTGTCGGTCGATGATGGCCTGGTATTCTTTGTCCGTCATTTCGGTCAGGATGTCGCGGGCCATTTCGAGTCGGGTAAATTGATTGTTGGCGTGGTGCTTTGATAGCTTTCCAGTTCCGATCCAACGGGGATAAACACCCTGTCTCATCTTCAACTCTCGGTTCAATTCCTTCACGGTTTCTTTTCGGGATAGATTTCTCATAGTTCGGGCCAGTTGGCTTTTAAGTATTCATAATAGTCGCCCAGTAACTGGTCGGCTTTTTCCGAAGTGTCGTCAGATTGTGACGCGACATTGTAGCCGTCGATGATGTCCCGAAGACCTTGGCCTATTTCTTCCGATTTGAAGTAGTGAAGGACCGCAACGAAGTAGCGCTCCCAATATGGAGTTTCGTCCGCCGTTCCTTCTATTTCCGAATCGGTCGCGTCTTCGCGTTGAAGGATAAGACCGAGCGGGCTGGTGGGGATCGCGTTGTAAGTCTTCGCCCGTATTTCACCAGCTACGGCGGCGGCGGTTGGTGTGATCCGATGCAAGGCGTAACGGTTCGGCCAGTTCTTGTGAAGTAGTTTGTCGATTTCCTTGCCAAGTCTTTGAACAGTTGCCTCGTCGATGTCGATCCAAAGCGTTCGCTCGTTTGTCTTGGTCAGGAACGCGATGGCTTCGCGTTCGCCGATGTAGTTCATCAATACCCAGGCGGTGTATTTTATCCAACCGGCCTGTTCGGTTATACCCCCGTCGTGAAGATTTCGGGTCACAACGGAAAGGGGAAGGATTAAGTCGATTTGTGTGGGTTTCATTGGTTTGTGTTTTTTGGTTGGTTGTCTTGCGCTTGGCGCTTGCCGTAGGTTTGGGTGGTGTAGTGAATCAGTCGGCCGGTCCAGCTGGTGTACTTGTCACACCCGCCAGGAAAGAACCAGCTTTTAAAGTCTTCAACGGTTTGGAATCCATCGTTGAAAATAAGGCGGCGCATCTCCCACTTATCCAATACAACGCCGTCAACCTTGATGGTCAAGGTGGCTGCGCCTGGTGAATAACCTATTACGATCTTCTGAACGCTGACCACCGGAACGGCTGGCGCAAATTTGAACTTAGGCCCGTACATCGGACCGGTCGCGGGTTGGAACTCGAGCCGGTCGTGCCACCGTTCTTTTCCCTTGAATTCCCGCATGGTATGAATCTTAGGCCGAAGGTTGTCCGGGATAATTTTCTCCGCGCTGCCTTGTGATTGGGCGGCGATAAGGAGGGATGTAGCCTCTTCGGATGTTATCAGACCAGCGGACAAGTAGCCCAAGAGAATCTTGGGGACAAAGTGGGTAGGTGTCCCGTCCTTTAGTTTGGTAGTGAATTTTGCAATCATGTCGAATTGATTTTTTTGGTGATGTCTTTCGCTGGTTTCTTATCCGTCGAAAGTGCGCTCGTGCTTCCCGATTCCGGCGGCGGTGGGCTCGGTATTGAATCCATTCCCGCCGCAGGTAACTGGCCAGCACGAGCGCGATGATGATGGCCACCATTAAGCCTCCGCCGTTTTCTTCGCGGCAACGGTTCCAGTCGCGGTGGATTTCTTCGGACGGCCGACCTTTTTGACGACGGCACCGCCATCGGGTTCGCCGGGATCCTGCGGCGTTCCTCCCTTAGCGGCGTTTTTCATTTCGTCGATTTGGTCGAGGAGGTTGGTTTGGCCTTCGCCTTTCGCGATGTCTTCGCCAGCATTTTCGCGGCGGCGGCGGTCAACGTCAGCGAATAGCACGTCGCAGCATTTGTCGAATGTTTCCATGTACGCCTCCCGAAGTTCGGCGCGGTCGGCTTCCACGTCATTCAACATGGAGGAGGTGACCTTCAACGAGAAGGAACCGTTGGGGGCGGCCTTGCTTCCGCCGAAGGTCATCGGACCGGTGATAAACTTTTCCTTGCCTTGGATTTCGAGCGGCGTATTGATTGCCCGGCGTTCCTGCTCTTTGGTGATTTGAATGTCGAAGTTGTTGGACATTGGTGAATTGGTTAAAAAGGATGAATGAAATGACCCGGCCAGCGTGGTCGGATCGGAGTGATTTTTATTGGTCGTCTTCGATTTTTTCAACGTAGTTGTCGGTGATCGTGTCGATTTGACTTTTTACCGCCATTCGGACGATGTAGGTAGTCACGCCATAAGCAACCCACCAGGGCGCGAACCAAACAAATATCGCGGTGAAGTAAAACGCGGTGGACGAGGCTCCGGATGCCAAAGCCAGGAGGGTCATCGTTATCGGCCAATCATCAAAGGCGCGGCGTATCGCGGCTTTTCGTTGTGGTGTCTCGGTAGGCATTGTTGTCGAATTGATTGAAGTGATTAAAGTAATTCCATCTGCGTCCCCTTGGTCATCCGGTTCTGCGCGATGTTGAAGTAGTGCGTTGATAATTCCCAGCCGATGTAGGTGAACCCCATCGCGGCCGCGCAACGGATCGACGCGCCGTAACCGACGAAAGGGTCGCAGATAACCGTCTCGGGTTTCCCGCTGGTGTAGTCCCGGTATAGGGATTTGTAAAGTGCTGGCGGCTTTTCGTTGGGGTGTTGAATTTGGGCGGGGTGGACGCGGGTGGTTCGTATGACGCTGAACGGGCGCTTGCCTTCAAATTCGTACCGGCCTTTGGTGCAGTAGAGTATCAGTTCGTGCTGCGGTGCCGGGCATCCCTTCAAGTCTCCCATCCCGTGTAGGTTCTTATCCCATACAATCTCGTAAACCAGGGTGAAGCCAGCGGCGCGGGCGGCGGCTTGGAAGACGGCCGCAACATCCCAACGGTAAAAGATGAACAGGCGACCGCCAGGCTTTAGGATTCGGTAGGCTTCATCAAGCCATCCGACGAACGGCGCGTCGTCGTTCAGTATCTTCTCCAACGGTCCCCGGTTGCACCGGTGGTTACTTTGGAAGTCGATCCCATAAGGCGGGTCGACGGGCATCAAGTCTACGGAATCGGATGGAATTGACGGAAGACCAACGACGGGGTCAAGGCAGTCCGCGTTGATAAATTTACTTTTCACGGCGGGCGCGTTTAATTTCTGCCAGGCCGACTGCAGTGGTGGCGTTGGTAGCAATGACGGGAATCCCCAAATCGAGGGCGAGGTTGGCTTCGATAATCATTCCGGCGCTAACGGTGTGGCCATAGAGCCGGATGATGTCCACCGCTCCGGACTTGATCAGCGCTTCGTTGTTAGCCATCCCCCGGGCGCGTTGTTTGGGGTCGTCATCATCAAGGACGCGAAGGTCTACGAGGTAAGGGGCAAACGGGACGACGTGCGGCTCGGTCGTGTTGACCTGGCGGACGATAGCCTCGACGCGCTTGATGTTGGCGGAAACGTCCCCGCCGATGGGGTGTGCGATGTAAGCGATTAACATGATTCTATTTTTTTGCCTGTTTGTCCGAGATTCGCTTCCAATCAGGCGAAAACGCTAAAGCCGTTTCCTCCGTCACGCAATGCGGCGCAGCCCTTTTAAACAATTCACCCTCGAAGGACGACCACCCGCCGTCTTTTCTTCTTTCCGTTTCGTATTCTTCGGAGGATAATGGTCGGAAAGTGTCACCAGTCCTAGCCAGTATTTTCATGATGTTCTGCGCGATGACTTCGACTTCGTTTTTTTGTTCGAGGCTATTCATCGGAAACCTGTTTTTAAAATCAGATGGTGTCATAATTGTCGAATTTATTGAGTTTGATTATTCACCGGCTTCCCGGCGTGTTTGTAGATCGGCCTGGCTCTTGATGTGGTTGGCCATCAGTTCCGCCGCGTCCTTGGTGTTGATGAAGGTGTCGGATTCCATTCGGACGTTCGGGCGGGCCGACCGTTCAAACGGGTCACCCTTCGCGGCCAGGTGGTCGTTGTAGATTTTGTTGGCCGACCATTCGCTGCGGTCGTCAAACATTGTGGAGAACATCGTGTACAAAGTCGCGTAGTCGATGTTAAAAGTTCGGTTGGTCGCGGTGTCCTGACCGCTTGCCAGGTTGAGGACCATCTTCACCTGAGCCAACGTCAGGCTGGGGAAGTCCTTGATGATCGCCGCCGCCAGTTCCCGAACCAACGCCGGGGTGATGTCCGACCGCTTCCCGAACTTCAACAGGAACAACTCGACCATCTTGGCAATCAATGCCTCGGCCTTGGTGTCGCCTTTGTAGGCACGAAGGGAAACCATCGTCACCGACCGGAAGCGTTCACAGTCTTCCCACGTTCGCGGGCGGATGGAAGTATCGAAGGCGAACTCTTTGGCTTCGTAAGCGGCAAGCGCCGGGCCGATGTCGAAGCGTTGCCGTCCGATGATCCCCCGAAGGCGCTCGAGGTCTTCGTCGTCAGCTTCGGCAACCAACGCGCCAAACCGATAAAAGAACTGGGAATCGATTCCCATCATCCGCTTCCGGTTCGGGGTCATCTTTTCGGTGGTGACCGTCTTGGTGATGATCGCGCCAGGCTTGCCGTCTTCATCGACTTCACGCATCGGAACCATCAACGGCTTGCCAAGGATTCCAACCCGGGGGTTTCCGTCTTCATCCAGCGGGGTGTGTAGAACAGGCTCCTCCTTTTCCGTGGTGATCGTTCCGGCGTGGCCGCGAAGATGTTCCAAGATGTCCCGGCCACGTTGCGGGACTTCGGCCAAGGTAAGCGGCTGGTCGTATGCGGTTAATTGCTGGCTCATGATTAGAAGTTTGCGAGGGTGTCGAATTGTTGGGCGGATTCCGTGTCCGGTACATATCCGCCGCCGCTTGCTTCAGCGGCTTTGGCATCGATGAAGATTTGCGCGAACTTCGGGTCATCCTTGGCCATCCGAGCCGCGTCCAAGTATCCCTCGGCTTTTGATCCGAACAATGTGGAAGGGCGAACCCATACCCGGGACTTTGGTTTGTCGTTCCATTCGAAGACCTTCATCGTGACCATGTCCTTCAAATGGTCGACGGTGTACTTGCGCTTTAGTAGGGAAATAATTCCGGCGCGGTTTTTTTTCCCGCCGGGCATATCCTGACGGGCGAAGTCGCGGCCCGCGATGGTGTTCAAAAATATCAACACCTCGTCGGCTTCGGCATTGCGGTCAACCGCGCTTTTCTTTTTCGCGGAATTTTTTCTTTTTCCCGGAGACGCTGTCGCGTCAGAATCATCGAAGAGGGAAGACTGGCCAGCGCCGCCGTCGTGGTTTACCACGATGCCCGACACGGTTCCTTCTTCCTCTTTATATTCTTCTTTATGGTATTCTTCTTTATATGTCGGATTTAAATCCGAGCCAACTCGGATTTGATTCCGACCTGTTTCGGATTTAATCCGAGTTTTCCCGGTAGTTGGCGTTGTTCCATTGCTTCGCGTATTCGCTGACAACGTGGACGAGGTCTTTCGTTCCATGCTTTTCAAGCATAACCAGCCCCTTTTTTTCAAGGCTTCGGTAGATTCGGTACATGGTGTCCACCTTGGTCGTGACGATGGGAAGATTTGAACAGGCCATCGG